ACGCCGTAATTAGTGGTGGCGTTAGGCGTAGTGCTACAATTTGTCTTTTCTCTGCTGACGATGAAGAAATGGCAAAGGCTAAAACTGGTTCATGGTTTATTGATAACCCACAAAGAGGGCGATCAAATAACTCAGCATTGCTACTACGAAACAAAACATCAAAGAAACAGTTCAATGAATTAATGCAGTCCGTGAAAGAGTTTGGCGAACCCGGATTCGTATGGTCTGACTCTACAGAACTCATTGTAAATCCATGCGTGGAAATTGGCATGTGGCCTGTAGATGAAACCACCGGAGAGAGCGGATGGCAAGCCTGTAATCTGTCTACAATTAACTGCGCTAAAGTTAAAACTGTTGAAGATTTCTACGCAGCTTGTGAGTCTGCCGCTATTATCGGAACGCTTCAGGCTGGATTTGCTGAATTTCCTTATCTTGGCAAAGCTTCTGAGAATATTATCAGTCGCGAGGCTCTACTGGGTGTGTCAATGACAGGAATCATGGAACAGCACGAAATCTGCCTAGACCCGAAGGTTCAGAAGAAGGGTGCAGAAATAGTAAAGAAAACCAATGAAAGAATAGCCAAACTAATTGGCATTAATAAAGCCGCCCGAACTACCTGTGTTAAGCCAGAGGGTACATCCAGTTGTATTCTAGGAACATCTTCTGGTATTCACCCTCATCATGCCAAGAGATACATCCGTAGGGTCCAAGCGAATAAAATGGAACCGATATACCAGTATTTTAAAACAATCAATCCTAGAGCTTGTGAGGAGTCAGTATGGTCTAATAATGACTCAGATGACGTTGTGGCGTTTTGCGTAGAAGTTCCAGACGGTTCTAAGATTAAAAATCAGCTTGGGGCTATAGACTTACTAGAATACGTAAAAAGCACACAACAAAACTGGGTTATGAGTGGAACGAATCCAGAACAGTGTACAAAAAAATGGTTAACACACAACGTTTCTAATACTATTAATGTTAAACCAGAAGAGTGGGATGCTGTTACAAATTTTATTTACGATAATCGTCAGTATTTCTGCGGTGTTTCACTGCTTCCAATAGCTGGCGATAAAGATTACGCACAAGCTCCGTTCACAACCGTGTATTTACCTAGTGAGCAGATACAACATTACGGAGACGCAGCGGTGTTTGTGAGTGGTTTAATTGAAGTTGGGCTATCTCTTTATGAAGATAATTTATGGGCCGCTTGTGACAGCTTACTAGGTGTTGGTCAAAAGATTAAAGGTTCAGAAAAAAAAGAATACCGAGATAGATGCCAAAGATTTGCAGATAGATATATGAACGGAGATCTTAAGCTACTAACCTATTGTATGAAAGACGTTTACAATTGGAAAGACTGGCTCGACATGAACCGTGAATATAAAGAAGTAGATTATACTCAAGTGATTGAAGAGGAAAATAATGTAAAAGCAGAGCAAGAGTGGGCCTGCTCTGGAGGATCTTGCGAAATTCGCTAATGCTAGGAGATAATTAATGATGAACCTTGTAGGATTTAAATACTTAACAGAAACTGCTCATGTACCAACTAAATCAAATAGAACAGATGCTGGATTTGATTTATATGCTGATGAAGACAAATTTATATTCGCAAACAAACGAACAACAATTAAGACTGGAATCAGTCTAGATATGCCAGATAACCTAGCTGGACTTATTTGGCCTCGATCTGGACTTTCAGTAAAGCAAGGTATAGATGTATTAGCTGGCGTTGTAGACGCTGGTTATAGGGGAGAGATCATGGTTTGTCTCTATAACACTTCTGATGAAGATGTAGAAATAAAACGTGGGGATAGAATCGCGCAGATGATATTCCAAGAGGTTCCTGTTATATCTTTACAGTTAAGAGACGAACTTGGTTCCTCACAACGAGGGAGTAACGGCTTTGGCAGCACAGGCAAATAACAACAACAGAAAAAAGCGTCAAGAAAAAAATAAACCTAAGCAAAAACATTTGGAGGCCAAAACTGAAAATCAAAAAATATATATTCGGTCAATTGTAGAAAACGACGTGGTGTTCTGCACTGGCCCTTCTGGAAGTGGTAAATCTTTTATTCCTGCTGGGCTAGCCGCTCAGAAGTTATTAAAAGATGAAATTGACACAGTTATAGTTACTCGCCCTTTAGTTTGTACTGGTAGAGATATCGGATCTTTACCGGGGGAATTGAACGAGAAGATTAAACCATACCTACAACCAATGGAGGAAAATCTAAAATACTTCCTTGGTAGAGATAAGTTTGGTTATTATTATAATCAACGTAGGATTAGGTTTGAGCCACTAGAAACTATGCGTGGCTCTACATTTCATGATTCGTTTATGATTTTAGATGAAGCTCAAAACTGTACTAATGAACAAATAAAAATGTTCATAACAAGAATGGGTAATCATTCTAAAGTAATTATCAATGGCGACAACAAGCAGACAGATATCTATAAATATAGTGGATTAGATTTTTGCTTGGAAAGACTATCGGATGTTTCGGGTGTCGGAATCTGCAAATTAGAGTATCATGACATACAGAGGAATGGAATTATTGGAGCAATCCTATACGCACTGGAGAGTTAATGTTATATGATTACGGATGCCACAATTGTGGTGAGATTCTAGAGGACGTTAAACAATCTATTCACGATGAAGCACTAAAAAAATGCCCATCATGTGGTAAAAATTCTCTGGAACGAGTACCATATGGTGGGCTTGGTGCTTTTGTGAAAGATGCTAAAACCGTTGGCCAAATAGCCGACAAGAATTGGTCTAACATGGGAAGCTACCAAAGATCTGAAATTGAAGCTAAAAATAGAACCAACTCCGCTGATACTACTAAAAAAGCAGAAAGAAAAGCAATCAATAATATGTCAGCTGAACAAAAACAAAGATATATTATGACAGGTAAAAAATGAACGTAACATTATACAACAAAAAAGGCGATATCACAGAAGAAGATAAGGATGTATTTGCTAAGTCCGTTGGTGGGCTTCAAAAAGGAAGTAATTATTACATATTGACTCACAATAGCTATCCATACGATCCATACGGTCCAGATAGCACAAGAGAAAAAACCCTATCATTAAAATTAAGACAAACAAACAAAGAAGCATTTCAGCACTATACTAAGTATTTAAACACTAGAAATTCTTTGTATTTTACTTTAACACTAAGGAATTTTTTAAATGGGTAAGACTAAAAAGGGACCATTGAGCAAAGTTGAATGTTATTATATTGATGGGCATTACAAAGAATTAGAAATTGCACAAGTTGCAGAAGATTTAAATAGAACTATTACATCTATTGAAAACTATATAAAAAAAACGTATGCCAAAAAAAATAACAACGGAATGACAGCTGGAGATCATTTCAATCACCACAAGGGTTCTACTGTGATGACTGAAAATGCTTCTACTTTGTCTGATTTAAAGCGGGGAGTTTCTAAAACCAACAACAAAGAATGTGTAACAAAAATAAAATGAACGGATACTTCGGAAAAGATGCTTTCATAGCTAAATACAAAACGCTCTCAGAAAAAGACAGAAGGAAGGTGTGGATTGTGTTGTTTCCAGAAAGTGGTCAAGAAATATATTTGCAAAACTTTAAAGACTGGCCAGATGCATTAAAATATTTGAGAGAAAAAAAGATTCGTTTGAAGAATCTCGGATTGAAATTTAGAACACACATGATAGAATATGCAGTAGAAGGTTCTGAAGGCGTATATATCAGTCAAACCGCCAAGGGAACTATGGGTGGAAAGACTATAAATTGTTTTAGTTTAGGATTTGTAAAAGATAACATTGTTCATAGAACATTATATACATCTCCTGACTTAACTCCAGATTTGCAGTTAGAAGATAATGTTGAGGACGTTATTCAAGAAGCATTGCTAATTTATGACAAAGAAACCTAAACTATTTAATAAAAAACACCAAAAAGAATGGTCTGAAAAATACAAATACAAGCACATTCATACTGGTGAATATTGCACGTTTGAATCTTATATAGCAGAATATCTTATCTTAAGATGGACCGAAGCATTTAAAATGGATAAGCCCTCTTATAAGTTTTGGACGGCGGGAGATAAATATCACGAAGCATTCATTAGAAATATGAAAGCCGTGAGATCTCTTGCAAAAAAATTTGAAGAAAAAATTATAATTGAAGCCATAAAATCTAAACATTTTGATAAAATATATCACATAGGTCTAAAGTGCTATGGGCCAAGGGGTTGGAAATACAATAAGGTTGCGGTGAAAGCTTTAGAAAGCTACAATAAGGAAGCTAAGAAAGAAAAAATTAAACCAGTTGAAAACAACATTATTGAAGATAAAAAAGAAGTTAAGACAAGAAAAACACAATACACATCAAATAAGAAAAGTATGTTCAACAAACTGAGGAACCTATGAGCAAAGTCAAAAAAAAAGCATTAAATAAATTCAACAGTGACGCTGTAAGCAATTCAATTGTTAGCAAATACGGAGATGTCGTTAGGAGTGGAACCGAAGTACTGAAGGCTATTAACAGTCTTAAAGTTATCGGCGTGTCTCCAGCTCTAGACATTGCCCTTGGGGGCGGTTTAAGGGAGGGAAGTGTTGTAGTAATGACTGGCGATCCAAAGTCCGGTAAGACTACAACCGCCCTTCATTTTGCTTCAAAGTGTCAATCTCTTGGAAAACGTGTTATCTACGTCAACACAGAAGGTAGATTGTCTCGACAAAACTTCGATGGCATTAAAGGTCTACAGTCAGATAACATTTTAATTGTAGAATCTACTGATGACAAAATTTTATCAGCAGAAGACTTTCTTAATATTATCGAGTACTACATAAACAACGATCCCGGATGTTTAATTATTGCGGATTCTTTGTCTAACATGGTTCCATCTTGTGAGCTAGAGGGAGAGGTTAGAACAGGTGTGAGGAACGCACTGCCAAGATTGCTGTCTATGTTTTTTAAGCGTATTAGTGGTACACTTATGAAGAACAAGATTATACTAACATGTATTACTCATAATATTGCCAACACTGGTGGATCTCCATATGCCCCTTCCAAGATGGCTGACTGTGGGAATATGTTGCAGTATCAAGCTGGAACCAACATGGTTATTACGCACCGTGGAAGATGGCAAGTACCAAAAGATAGTGGCCCGCACGTTGGGCAAATAGCAAATTGGGCTATTAAAACATCTTGTGCTGGCGGAACTCCTAATAGCACAGCGGAAAGTTGGATTAGGTACGGAGTTGGAATAGATGAAACACAAGAAGTTGTACAAATTGCTTGTGAGTTTAGATTAATCAAAACTGCTGGAGCTTGGTATACAATTCAGTGCGCATTGGATGATATTCAGAACCCAGTTATTCAAAAGATTCTTAAAGAGAATAACGTTGGAGACAAAGAAGAAGAAGTTGAAAGATTTTTTAAATTCCAAGGCGCTAATAATACTCTTGAGTTTTTAAATGAAAATCCAGATATTTCATTATTCATATACGATAAAATTAAGGAATTATTTTAATGGCTCAGGTAAACATAACTAAAACCGAGGCTTGGAGAATATTAGATGCTCTCCAAGTTTACAAAAAGGATTATGAATTAACAGAATACGTAAAGAAAACCATAAGGAATACCGAAAAGAAATTAAAGAAGATAGTTAATGAATGATAATGAGTTTATGTCTAACGTTGTTATAGTTATATTGACTTGTGTATTTCTATACTACTTCTTCAATCCTCCACCTAGAGATAAAAACAGAAAAAAAACTTACTGGAGTTATCGTGACCCTAAAACTGGAATAGGATTTGGATTTTGGGATTAGTTACAATATTGAATATATGCGCCGGAATATTACTTGCTAAGTTTATAGAATGGATATTTTATGAAGGTTATAGGCTTAAATGGCAGAGAGTACGTATGGAATTTAAACGGATATTCTGTTGCCGCCAACGACAAGCGAAAGAGATCAAAGTACCACGTTCGCGCAAGAGAAGTCTTGAAGACCCTCTTTCATAGCTACAGAATACTTGAAGAAGTTAAGCTACCGGGAAGCACACCAAGACACAGAAAAGGCGTTCTGTATTTAGATTTTTATATTCCACAGATAATGTTAGCCGTTGAAGTTCACGGTCAGCAACACTATGAATACACACCATTTTTCCACAAAACAAAAGCAGATTTTGTGTTGGCAAAAGCCAAGGATGAAGATAAAATAGAGTGGTGCAAGTTGAACAAGATTGACCTAATCGAATTGAAGTATTCCGACACAGACGAGCAATGGAGAGAACAAATTGAAAACAGCTAAAGAAACCGTTGAAAATTTTCTTGACAAGCTAGATCAATTCACTAATGAAACAAACACAAAGTTTGCTACATTTCATGAAGAATTTCTATTAGCCGCAGATATGGAAATGGAACAAGTTAAAAAGCTAAACCAAGAAGAGCTTTTTGATTATGCTTATGCATTATATGGATACGCATCCTACATTCAAGATCAAATTAATAGACAAAAAGTTGTTTTTAATCTTTGTAATGATCAGTTGCAAAAAATGGTTGCTAAATATCATGAAAAATTTAGTCCATATACCAAGCATGAAATGAGAATGCAAATGATAGTTGTTGAAAATGAATACGCCACATCTATAGACAACTATAAACAGGTAGCAGAAGCTAGAGTTCAAGAACTTGAAGGCAAAGTGTATGAACTCAAAAGAAAAGGCGATATACTAATGGAGAAAGGTAAAAGATTATGAGTATGAAAGATTTTGTTGACACTTTAAACGAAGAACAAAAAGCGGCTTTAATAAAAGCTCTGGGTATAAATGATAGCAAAAATGTAAAACAAGAACCAGTACCTGAAGAAGTTCCAGAACTACCAAATGATTTTACAATGAAGCGTAGTAAAATTAATACCATGAAGCAAAACGGCAGGAGAGAGCGTGTCCAAGCGACAAAAAATGAATGGGTTGACAATGGAAAAGAACACTCAGAAATTAAAACGCCTACCACCGCAAGAACGCCACGAAGTCGAAAACCCCCAAGTAAGAAGGATGTAGTCTGCCACGTCTGTGGCAAGAGTCAAAAGGTAAATTCTAGCCTTGTTTACGGTGAGTATTACAGATGCGATAGGTGTACTGGTTAATGTCTGAAAATTTAAACGATATTGGAGCAGAAAGAGCGGTTCTTGCTGGATTGATGCAGCATGGAATCGATTGCTACGTTATGATATCCGATATTATTAATGAAGATACTTTTGTTAATCCAAACAATCAAATTCTTTACAAGTGTCTTCGGTTAATAATTGAAAACGGAAACAGTGTAGACATACCATCTATATTGTCTGCTGCTAAATCTTTAAAAGTTATTGATGTCATTAATACGAAACAAGAACTATCATACATTAAAAATCTAGAAAGCTTTATTGTAAATAAAGATAACATCTTGGGCTTTGCTGTTCAAATAAAGAAATTTGAGTTTGCTAGAAAAATAAAAAATTTAACATTAAAAATACACCACGATGTTGACAAGGTTACAGGAAATGAAAGCATAGATGAAATTGTAGGAATATTAGAAAATCCAGTAACGGATTTTTTAAGAGAGGACGATGGTGGAGAAAATCCAGAAAAAATAGGAGAAGGAGTAGATGATTATGTCACATTCCTGTCGGAAAATAAATGCGATATCATTGGTATACCAACGGGATTCTCTAGATATGACGAAGCCATTGGCGGTGGTCTTAGACGAAAATGCGTTGACCTTGTATCTGCGAGACCAAAGGTTGGTAAATCAGTATTCGCTGATAATGTTGCCCTTAATGTATCTTCATTAGGTATACCAGTTCTTGTGCTAGACACCGAAATGTCTAAAGAAGATCATCTAAATAGATTAATTGCTAATATTAGCGGAACACCAATTAATGAAGTTGCCACAGGGAAATTTGTAGACGATGCAGACAAAGAAAGAAAAGTAAGAGAAGCTGTATCCAAATTAGAATCTATACCGTATAGTTATGTTAGCGTGGCTGGAAAGCCATTTGATCAAATACTAAACATAATTAAGCGCTGGATAGTACAAGAAGTAAAGACAGATGAATCAGGACAAACAAATGAATGCTTAATAATATACGATTATTTAAAGTTAATGTCATCATCTTCTATTACTAATAATATTCAAGAGTATCAAGCGTTAGGATTTCAAATTACCTCTCTGCATAATTTATGTGTTAAGCTAGACATACCCTGTCTATCGTTTGTGCAGCTAAACAGGGATGGAATTACAAAAGAAAGTACAGACGCGGTGAGTGGTTCAGATCGATTGATATGGTTATGTACTTCATTCAGCATATTTAAAGCTAAATCTCCAGAAGAATTAGCAGAGGATGGTCCTAATGCTGGCAATAGAAAATTAGTTCCAATTGTTTCTAGGCATGGCGCTGGAATGGATGATGGAGATTATATAAATATGCAGATGGTT